GAAACAGCTTTTGCTTTCTCTATCTCCTGTTTATCATCAGAAGAAGAAATAATCCCTATCACCACACCATTGCCATACTCAAAGTTAATCTTACGAATCAATTCTATGCCGTCAAAAGACGAACCTATAATATTAAGGTCAACAAATACACAGTCAGGCTTCTCTTCCATAGGGCCTTCCTGAAACCACCTCTTAAATAGTTTATCAGCTTCATCAGAAGAAGTTAAACTCTGCAAACTTAAAGTAATGTCTAAAAGACTGCAGGAGTCTTCAAACACTAGGTGGAATAAGTCTTCATCGTCTACAAGTAATATTGAGTCTATCATTTTATTTTTATCTTAAGTTTAGTTCCTGATTCTAGTTTCTCTGCAAATACTTCAAACTTATGCTCTTCCATAATTGCAGTACATATATTTAGTCCAAGACCTGTTCCTGTTTCTTTCTGCCCTTCTTTTCTTTTATAGGGCTGAGACCACTGGATTAAGTCTTCTTGAGACATTCCCCTACCGTTGTCTTGAATGATTAGGTAATCTCCCTCTACAAAGATACGCACTAACTTAGTACCTGAATCGTTGTACTTGAGTCCGTTCCTAATAAGGTTGTCTACAGCTGTACAAAACAAAGACTCGTTAACTTCAATCTCTGGTAACTCTTCTATAACTACTTGTTTCTCGTAAGAGGTACTAGACAGGTAGCTGTGTAGAATATCTTTAAGGTTGTGTAACTTAAGTTCTAGGTGAGCATCTTGCTTAACCAAGTTAGTAAATTCTTTAACTCCATTATACACCTTTTGAGTATGAGTCAACCCTTCCTCTATCATTCTTAGCGGAGCGTCTATTTTTAACTCTTTAATCTGCTCTTCAGTCAGTCTTCTCTTTAGGGAAGAAAGTCCACGAGGAATGTAAGTGTTGATTCCTGAGTGCATGTCATGTCTTAAAATTTTAGCAGCGTGTTCTAAGTAAGAGTTTTTCTTAGCAATCTCTGCTTCAATCTTCTTCTTCTCAGTAATCTCAGTAGCAATTAAAAGGATTTTGTAAACCTCTCCATAGGGATCTTTGATAGGGTTAAAGTTCCCGTACAGCCAAACTCCATTACAGTTATACTCTCCTTGTTTAAAGTAACCTATCCTTAAGTGTGTCCAGAACTCCTTCCACTCTTTCATAGGAGAATCGTCTACTTCTCTGTGACTTGTTATTTCTCCAAAGAGTTTCTTAAATTTAGCGTTAGCATTAAGTATCTCTCCGTAAGTATCAAACTCTACCAGTATATTACTAGAGTTAATTGCATGAAAGGTAGCGTCAATGCTTTGAAACTTATACCTAGCCTTCCTGACAAACTCAATACAACCAAAGAAAAAGAATGGTAAGAAAGCTACCACTAACCAAAACTCTAAGATTGCCTTTTCGTAATCTAACGAGTTGTACTTTAGTACAACTGTAGACTTAGTATAAAGTAGACAAAGCATGAGTATGCCCGCTATCACTATACTTATTCTAGCTCTTGTGCTTAACTGCATACATTATAAGATAAAGCTAAAGATAGCAAGAATAGACATACCTAAGAATCCATACTTGTACATCTTCATCTCAAGGTTCTTGCGGTCTATCACACGATTAAGTCTAGTTACTTCTTTCTTTGACTCTTCTACCATAACCTGATAGTTAGGGACAATAGAATCCCTATACAAATTAATTTGCTGACTGTCTAAATGAATTACGTTCTTAAGAACAACGACTCTCTCTCTGGCTTTGATACCTTTGAGGAATTCGTTATTCAACTCCTTTAGCGGTAAGCTGTCTAGAGATTGTGAGTAAGAACTTTGTGCCGTCAATATCAGGCATAGTGTCAAGAGCAATCTGAATAGTGTCATACTTGAGGTTGATTTTTTCATAGTAACTAAATTGTTCGTGTTTAAGTGTAGATAATGAGTCCACCCTACTAAGGAAGGTCTCGTTACGTTTTTCCATTGAGTCCATGTAAGCCATGAACTTTTCTTCACTACCGCTACTTAAGCTTTGTCTTTCCCATAACAAAAAAGCTACTGTGATTAGTAGTAGCCCTATAACAATAACTTCAATCTTGTTTTTCATTTACTTTATGTTGGTCGATTTTATCTAAGATTAACTGCAGTAACTCATTCTTTATGAACCCTGCCCTAGCTGCGTTCTTGAGTGCACTTATAAGCTGAAAGAGAATAAAAGGAGCACAGATAGTCTCACTTAACCAGAAAGTGCCCTCAAAGCCCTTCTCAATCATCAATATACCTGTAAGCATAAATACCCACACCATTAAAGTTTTAAGCACGCTCAGAGCTTTATGTGTCTTAAAGCCTTCCATCTTAGTTCCTGCCCATACCCCAAAGAATCCATCTATAAACACAACAGCAACTACAGCTAAGTACTGTTCAGCATTATCTGCTCCTAGATTAAGGAAGTAAGCTCCTAAAAAAGCTAAGAGAGTTGTACCTGTGTATAAGAGAAAAGAGGTCTTCATTATTTAGGTGGGAAAGGTGATGGAATTGGTGTATATTCTATTCGTTCCAGTTGTTCAAGTTGATCGTGAATTTCCGCAAAATTAGAATCGCTTAAAACTTCTAATCCTACTATCCATCTATCGCTACCATCTTTGACAAATAACAATTCACTTGATTCATATTGATACCCATTTAATGCGGTGTATTGTTCGTCTGTTGGATGTAAAACTATCATATTGAGGTTATATAAGTGTTTATTGCGTTGTAAAATGCAGTATTTTCAGAAACTAAAGATGCACCCATGCCAAAAACTGCAACATTTACTGCGGCATAGTTAGCCGCTGAACGCAAAACCAATTGATTTTGATTTTCAATACTTGTACTTGTCGCAGTATGGGTAGTTTGAGTTGTGTTTTTTGAAGCGACTACATTTGTTGCACTTGTTCTGCTTAGTGTTCTCCACTTAAAAGTAGATGAATCAAAATCTACCAAAGGTACAAAGATACCACTTATGCCCATATTAATTCTTTGATTTCCACTTGCTAAAGACATTCTCAAACAATTAGAAAGCCCTAATTCACCACCTGTAATAAACGCATTGGATAAAAATGTATTATTCCAAATAAAAATAGAAGCATCGTTCAAAGTATAATTTACACCACTTGAAGCGGGGTTGAAATTGGTATCTACATAACTACTTGTTCCATTGCTTAAAAATCCGTCATTAGTAGTAAATGTAGGGCTATTTATTGCAGTATATTGACTTAATCTTTTCCAATCTATTAATGCAAAATCTATATTTCCATTGGTAGCAAAAACCGCAAAAGTATCAAGTTTGCTCCAAATACCACCCGCCTTCAAATCTAAAACCAATTGATTTTGCAAAGTTTGTTGTCCCGCACTTGGCAGAGTATAACCTTGCGTAGTAGCGTAATTTAACACTGCTTGATAGTCGCTATCAAACGATGCACCCCCACTACTAGGAGGTCTTCTATCTACCCCTATACCAACACCAATCATTACTTATAAGCAATTACACTACCTGAAGAGATAGCAAATCCTGTAATCACTCCTCCAGGAAGAAATGCTCCTTGCTTGAAGGTGATAGTACTCATACCATTGTTAGACAACTCAGAAACACCATTGACAAGAAATTCTGTGAATATAGTGTCTTCTTGTACTACTAGTGCGTTGTAACGTACGTTTGATACAGTACCTGTGCCGTGGCGTTTAAAGCCTCCTGCACCTACAGAAAGACCTGAGTTAGCAGCAATCATCCTAAGACGACGTGCTTGTTCGTTTGATTGTTGTGAAGCATCCATTTTATTTCGTTGTTAAACCGGCTTTCGCCCGATATTGCAAATATAGTTTTATTTCTAAATAAGTCAAGAAATTAGTCAGAATCATCCAAATTCACAGGCTCTACCTTTTGTGGTATTTCTTGTTCCTCTAAATCTAATCCTGGTCTTGCCTTATAGAAAGGTTTTACTCCTGTAAATACTTTATTAGGCTCACGTCCTGCTTGGATTTCACTTACTCTTATAGAGTAGTTACTATTTAATGCTTCCATCTGTTCGTAAACTTCTTGGGGAACCTGTTCACCCGCAGTTTCAAATGCAGATACTCTCTTCTGAAGTTGCTTAAGCTGTTTCTTATATTGTTTTTTAGCTTGGGCTTCTTCTGTACGAGTCTTCATAGTTTCAAGACCATCGTGGTTTTCAAGGTAGCGAGTACGTAATTCTTTTGTGTAAGTTTTAGGAGTATAACTATTGAATGCTCTGTTTTGGAACTCAATAGACTTAGCATCTAATCCTAACATAACACCTTTAGCTCCTAACATTTCCATAGCAAGTACACCTAAACCAGGTTTACCTGCTTGAGTTGGGTGTGTTTTATCCCAATCAATCTTATCAGAGTTTGGTCGATACTTGTAATAAGGATCTGTACTATACAATCCGCTATCCCAATCTACAAACTTTCTGAATACACTGAATGGACCAAACAGAGACCAACCTAACTTCTCAAAGAAACTTGTTCCGTTTGCTTGCTCTTGTACGTAAGTAAACAGCATCTCATTCATACCCCAAAGAGTAAATACACCTTCAGCTTCGTTGGCTATTTTCTTAGTCAAGAAACAGGTGTAGTCTTTCCAGTCAGCTTCTCCGTCATCTTCACACTCAAGAGATAAAGCCATCTGACTAATAATATTACCTAAAGTTACGTAAGCAAAGAAGTTAAATCTAAACTTAGCTAAGGCTGCTTTCTCTGCTTGAGTTAAGTTTTTGCTTGCTTCCCAGAATCTTCCATACTCAAAGAAAGTCTGCTGAAGAAAACGCATCATAGCTAAATTAGCACCTACAGTTCTAACACCGGCACCATAGTGAATGTTTCCTACCCCCCACTCTGTCTTAGCATGCATAGGAAGCCATTTCTTTAAGAATAAAAGTTGTCTTACTAATGCATACTTAGCTACTGTAGGCTGACCGATGCTATCGTATACACCCTGTGCTCTGTAGTTAGCAGTAGAAATTTCATCTTTAATCTTACGAAGCAACTGAGGAGAAACATCTACATCTGGTTTGATAGAGACTACTCCGTTTACTAAATGAAATGCATCTTTAAGTTTAATCTCTCCACCGGTAGTTAGTGGTACACGATACTTGTTCAGCATAGCAAAAGTTGTCTGTGCAGCAATATCGTATTCC